GGGTAGGAACCTTTTTTGATTCCGCCCGCGCGAGGTGTCCTAAGTAATCATAAAAATTTTCCTAAACTTTTTCAAAGCCAGAATACCCAGCTACACTTCGTTACGCAATTCCGCTATACTAATTTTTGATTGTAATATTATCTGAGCGAAGTTCCTATGGCAAATAAAACTACACCAACAGAATCACGCGCACTAGAACTACTAGGACAAGGAGTTGCTCCTGCACAGGTAGCTGCTGCACTAGGAGTTACATCTTCAGCGATTTCACAATTACTAGCTGATCCAGTTTTCGTTGAAAAGGTAGCATCACTTCGCTTTGAGACCCTGCGAGCACATAGTGCTAGAGATGCACTATACGATGCATTAGAAGACACTCTATTAGAAAGACTCGCTGACTGTATTCCACTGATGTATAAACCAGCGGAAATACTTAAAGCAGTGCAAGTTATTAATGCAGCGAAACGACGCGGCACGGCCGCACCAATTACTGCCGAAGGCAGTGGAAATGTAGTAGTAAATATTACTCTGCCACAGGTAGCTGTGAGTAAATTTGTTACAGATATAAATAACCAAGTAATACAAGCAGGCTCACAGCAATTACTTACAATTCAATCTGGCTCACTAATGAAGAAGCTTGCACCTGCGTCTGCTACGCAGAAAGGTAACAACAATGTCACAACTAGAAATGCTCTCCCGCAAATACCACGACTTAGTATTGAAGAATCGCTCGGAATGTAGCCATGAGACGGAGTCTCAGCAGCACTTATTACACAAGAATAGGGCAGCAGTGCTGCTGCAAGCAGTTATATATACTACTTCTACTAAAGAAATTACTTGCGAAGCAGTAGCTGTATGAATACAGCTATGGATAATTGCGAAGCAACAGATGAAGCAATCAGTGCATATCAAAATGTCTCCGCTAACTCAGAAGAGATAGCTAATGCGGCAAGAGATTCGCTTGATTTCTTAGCAGCTCTAGCAGTACCGCAGGTATATAAATATGCATTTCCTGATGTGTTGCTTTCTGCCTGGGACTTTTTAGTGCAGCAAGTATCTCGTGTACGAGAGTTTCCTCAGCTCGCTCTAGGAATTCCGCGCGGATTCGCCAAGACTCTAGTAATTAAATTATTCATACTATATACAATTCTATTCACACAGAAACGCTTTATACTTGTAGTCTGTGAAAACAGCAATAAAGCAAAAAATATTATTGCTGACGTAGCAGATATGCTCTCAGAACCTAATATCAAAGCTGTATTCGGTGATTGGACAGTAGGCTCTGAAACAGACACACAAGCACTTAAGAAATTCGGATTCAGAGGCCGCAATATTATTCTGGCTGGACTAGGTGTAGAGTCAGGTATACGAGGTATTACACTTAAAAATGAGCGCCCTGATATTATCATATTCGATGATATTCAGAGCAGGAAGTGCGCAGAATCACAGATACAGTCTGAAGATTTAGAAAAAGAAATGTACGGTACTGTGATGAAAGCTAAGTCCCCTCACGGTTGCCTCTTTGTGTTTGTAGCGAATATGTATCCTACTAAGTGGAGTATTTTGCGCAAACTCAAAACTAATCCTAACTGGTTGAAATTCATTGTAGGTGGCATTCTTGCTGATGGAACATCTCTATGGGAAGATCTTCAGCCGATAGCGCAGCTACATAAAGAATTCCTTAATGATTTAAGCTCAGGTCACCCAGAAACATTCTTCGCAGAAGTACTGAATGACGAGAACGCATCGTCACATAATCTTATTGATCTCTCACTACTCCCTCCTTGCAAACATGCAGAAGGAGATATTCCTGCAGGAAATTTTGTAATTATCGATCCTTCTGGAGACACAGTAGCATCTGATGCAGTAGCTATTGGTTACTTTGAAGTTTTTGATGGATACCCTACTCTCAGAAAACTGAAGAATGATAAGCTATCTCCTGGAGAAACTATCAGAGAAGCGCTTAGGCTTTGCCTAGAGAACAATTGCAGATTAGTAGCTATCGAATCAGTTGCATATCAAGCATCACTTAAGTACTGGTTTGAGTTTGTATGCGCACAGTTAGGTATCATAGGAATCCAAGCAGTTGAAGTATATCCTGGAGGTTTTAGTAAGAATTCCAGAATACTCTCAATGCTTAAGGCATATGCAGCAGGAGAGATATTCGTAGATGATTCTTGTAAAGTAGAAGTACATCTGCAGATTACACAGTTCAATCCGCTGAAAACTAAGAATGTGGATGATATATTGGATCTGCTATGCTATGCACCGAAAGTGCTGGAACTGTATGGAGAGTACATAACTAACATGTGTATTATTGAGCAGCAGGAATTTGCAGCCACAGTAGTACCGGATTTTAATTCACCGTTCTAGGCACAGTCTCAGACTGTATTCACCGTTCTAGTATAGGTTTCGCTCACAGGAGATATAAGCTATGAGTAATTTAGTAACAGCTGAGTATAATGAAACAACACAAGCACAGGTTTATGATAAGAATTTTAGGCAAGGATCTACGCCGCAGATTAGAAGGTTCAATAACTGGCCTTCTTTAGGCTTTCTACTTGCATCTCTAGTGGCTGGAGCTACAGCTGCTCGCACAAGTGGAGTAGTAACAGTTACTGCAACAGCTCACGGAATTACTACAGGTGCAACTTATGTAGGTTATAAATATTTCTACCCAGGCTCCTCTAGTCTTGCAGCAGGTTGGTATGATTCTATTCTTACTATTCCTGATGCTAATACACTTACATTTAGCGCAGCTGGTGCTGATTTCGGAAGTGAATCAGTTAATGGAGGTGCTGCATACACTTCTGCCACTGATACTATCTCTATGATTATTCCTGGTAATACTTTGCGGGATCAATCTAAGCTCAGAATACACCATGCAAGATCTGGAGGAACTACTGCGGCTATTAAAAGTGTACAAGGTTGGTTTGGTGGAAACTCTATTTGCGGTTTAAATATCTCTACCACACCTAATACAGAAGCTCTAATTTCTTTCAGATGCTATGGAACAACTAAACAAATTGGATCTTCTGTAAACTCGGAAGGCACTTTAAATTCTGCGGCTTTTACAACAATCACAAAAGATATTACAGTAGATCAAACCTTAATGCTTAGACTGTCTGTAAGCTCTCCAGCAGACTTCGTAATTCTATTAGCTGCTAATGTTGAAATTATTGGATAATAGGAACATAATATCATGGCACTCACATATTACGCTACTCTTATAGAAGCACAAGCAGCTAAAGTTGCAGCAGGAGGTGTAGGAGATATTGCTTGGGCAGGTCTTACAAATAAATCTAAGCCGTTCTCTCTTGCTACTGGTGAAGATATGGCTCAGGTTAATATAGATGCCGATAGAGCTTCTATTAAAGCCTATAATAAATTTACAGCTCTTGTTGCTATGACTCCTGCTCAAGTATCTACTTGGGTGGATAATAATGTTACTAATCTGGCGCAAGCACAGGATGCAATTAAGACACTAGCTATTATTTGTGGCTATCTAGGTAGAGCAATTCTGTAGCAGCAGCCTTCGGCCGCTTCATATATAAAACTAGTCTAGGGCGCAGCCTACATGCCAACAGCAACTACACCAATGATTCTTCCTAAAGCAGCGCAGGAGGGAATACTAGCTTTTCATCGCCAATGCTATTCGCTGCTAAATCAACAATGGAATATCAGAGAGCAATTTCGTCAAATCGATCTTGCTTATATTCGAGAGCAGGATTGGACAGTTGAGCATCAATCAGCTAAGATTGCTAATCGCTACGGAGACTCTACACGTTACCAGAATCTTCGTATTCCTGTAGTTAAGCCTCTTGTGGAAGCAGCAGTTACCTATCAAACTTCAGTATTCCTTACTGGTGTTCCTATCTTTGCAGTAGTATCTACGCCTGAGAATGAAGATCAGGCAGTGCAAATGAACACTATTATCGAGGATCAAAGTATTCGAGGCGGCTGGATCGGTGAACTAATGCAGTTTTTCCGTAATGGCTTCAAGTACAATCTGCAAGCTATCGAAGTTGCTTGGAGTGAAGAAGTTACAGCTGCATTAGAAACTGATGTAACTTTTTCCAATACTCAAGCTAAGCAGAAAGAAATTATCTGGTCAGGTAATACACTTAAGAATCTCGATCTCTACAACACCTTCTTCGATACAAGAGTGCGGCCCTCTGAAGTACATAAGAAGGGTGAATTCGCAGGTTACACAGAACTATACTCTCGTATAGCACTTAAAGCATTTATTGCTAAGCTTCCAGATAAAATCATTCAGAATATTATTCCAGCTTTTGAATCAGGAATCGCGTCTGTTGTGGGAGGAATGAGCACAGGCGGTATTGAATCTTTCTTTATACCCCAACTTAATCCGCAAGCACTTATTCAGAAGAATCCTAGGGCCACTACTGACTGGCTTGCTTGGGCAGGTATGTCTGGTCCTATGGGAGGAATTCAATATAAAAATCTGTATGAAGTAACTACTCTGTATGCAAAGATTCTTCCCTCCGATTTCAATCTTCGAGTTCCAAGCGCAAATACACCACAGATATGGAAATTCATTATCGTCAATCATCAGGTAATTATTTATGCTGAAAGACAAACTAATGCGCATGGTTTCCTGCCTATTCTGTTCGGTCAACCGTATGAGGACGGCTTATCTTACCAAACTAAATCACTTGCTTCTGACGTGTCGCCTATGCAAGATTTGTCTTCAGCCTTGGCAAATTCTTGGATTGCATCTCGCCGTCGCGCTATTAGTGATCGTGTTCTTTATGACCCGTCTCGTATTGCTGCAGAACACATAAACAGTCCTAACCCATCAGCTAAGATTCCTATTAGACCTTCCGCTTATGGTAAACCTGTAGGCGAAGCAGTATTTCCATTTCCTTTCAGAGATGATCAAGCGCAGATTGCTATGCAGGAGATTCAAGCATTACAGCAATTCGCTTATACTCTCACCGGTCAGAACCAAGTTAAACAAGGTCAATTTGTTAAGGGAAATAAAACACTGCATGAGTACGCTGATGTTATGTCACATGCGAATGGTAACGACCAGAAAGTCGCGCTGACCACCGAGTGTCAGGTTCTTACCCCGCTTAAAGAAATTCTTAAACTTAATATTCTTCAGTATCAAACTGGTACTCAATTGTTCTCTCCATCGCAGCAGCGACAGGTTAAAATTGATCCTGTAACTTTGCGCAAAACTGTGATGAGTTTCAAGATGTCGGACGGTTTGACTCCTGTAGATAAACTTATAGACGGAGACGCTTTCCAGACAGCTTTGCAAGTAATTGGATCGAGTCCACAGATTCAGTCTGGATACAATATTGGCCCCATGTTCTCGTATCTTATGAAAACTCAGGGAGCCGATCTTGCGCCTTTCGAGAAGTCTGCACAACAAATTGCTTATGAGCAGGCTATGCAGTCTTGGAATGCTTTAGCGCAAATGACTGTAGAAAAAGGCGGTGATCTTAAATCGCTTCCTCCGCAACCAAAACCTGCAGATTATGGATATGATCCAGCGCAATCTAATCCTGCAACAGCTTCGCAAGTCATGGCGCCTCCTGTACAGCAAGTTGCTGGTCATGTAAATAACATTACTAACAATATAACTGATAATAGAGGCAGCTAGCGTAGAGAGCGCAGCGCTGGGGGTGGCGGCGGTTTTGGTGCTCACGAGCTTACAGAGGCTTCATGTAAAGACCGAAGAGCGAAGCGTGTCTTTACATGGAGAGGTAAGCGAAGTAAGCTACCAAAAGCGAAGCACCACCAAGCAAGCGAACGTAGCGGTACCTAGTAACATTATTTTTTACACCACAACCTAAAGGAAATAGCAATGACTCAGCAAAATATCTCTGAACTTATGCAAACCTATATTGGAACTAAATTAGTAAAATTATTTCCAATGACTAGAGGGGAATATAACGATTATAGAGGTTGGGCTATTCCTGAAGATGAATGTGGATCTGATTTAGGCTATTTAGTTGAGTACCTAGATGGAGGTAAGCCAAACCATCCTAAACACCCTGGTTATATCTCTTGGTCTCCTAAGGAACAGGCAGATAGGGCTTATAAACCTTTATCAAGTATGACTTTTGGTGACGCTCTTGTAGCTCTAAAAGTGGGTAAGAAAGTTGCAAGAAGTAATTGGACTGGAAAAGGTAGGTTTCTTTTTCTAATTCCTGGATTTACCCTTACTGTAGATAGACCTCCTCTGCTTGGTATTTATCCAGAAGGCGCTGAACTTAATCATCATGCTTATATTGCTATGAGAACTGCTGATAATAAAATTGTTCCTTGGTTGTGGCATCAAACAGATGCTCTTGCTGAAGATTGGGTAATTGTAGATTAACCATGGCACAAATACAACCTAATGCATTTACTTCCTGGAAGCTTACTCCTGAAGAATTTAGAGCAGGAATGACCTTCAATATTTTTCAACGGTACGTTATTCAGAGTCTTATAGCTGAAGCGGCTCTTGAAAAAATATCTCTTACTTTTGATCCAGCTAATCCTTCTGTATTTATTCAGCGAGAGGCAGAGCTTCAGGGTCAAATCAATATTCTGCAATACCTAATTGCGGATTCACTTCATCCGGAGGAAAATACAGAAATACAAAACAGTAACGAAGAATCACATTTTTAATTAGGTTATACCTAGTCTCAACCAATCAGTAGTTACAATTTACACAAACAAGGATTTATAAATGGGAATTTTTGATAGTGTGTTTAGCGCTTTTGGTGGTAATCCTGCACAACCTGAACAACCACAACCTCCTGGTAATATTCCGCCTAATAGCGGTACAGTTGATCCTGATAATTCTACTGTACCTGCTGGAACGGTTATACAATCGCAACAGCAACCTGAAACTAGTCCTCTCGATGCATTCGCTGATCTCTGGAAACCTGTAGAAGGTCAAACACCTGAGCAACTGTTTCCGAATATCGATCCTGCTAAACTTATGGAAGCAGCCAAGAAGACGGATTTTGCTAAAGTCATTACTAATGAGCAGATGGAAGCTATTGCTGGTGGTGGACAAA